AGAACGACGCGACAAGGTGCCTTACCTGACGTGGCAGCGGCAGGGCCATCTGACGATGACTGATGGCAACGTAACGGACTTTGACAAGGTGCGGGCAGACATCAACGCGATAGCCAGCAAGTACCGTTTGAAAGCCTGCGGGCTAGATCCGTGGAATAGCGCTCAACTTGGGCAACAACTGCAAGGAGATGGCCTGCCCATGCGAGACTTTCGACAGGGCTACGGATCTTTATCCGCGCCTTCAAAGCAACTTGAAAACTTGTGCGTGGCCGGCAGGCTGATGCACGGCGGGCATCCAGTGCTGTCGTGGCAGGCTTCCAACGTGGCGATTCAACAGGACAGCGCGGCAGGAAACATCAAACCGAGCAAAGCCAAGTCAACGGAACGCATTGACGGCATCGTTTCGCTCGTCATGGCTATTGGGTTGTGGCAGCAAGCAACTGCGCCGGCCCCTGAACAAACCTGGGAAATCCACACGATATGATTGCCAACGCCGAGACGCCCGAGAAGTCGTACAGCATCATTGATCTGCGTGGCTCGTACGGTGACGGCTGGAGCGAGTCGCCTGCTCGAGGCCCGGCTGGGGTTCGCATCACGCCCGAGACGGCGCTGCAGTGCGCGACGGTATTGGCGTGCGTGCGGCTCATCGCAGAAAACTGTGCAACGATTCCGCTGCACCTGTACCGGCGGCTAGCAGAGGGCGGTAAAGAGCGTGCCCGCGATCTGCCGCTGTATCGGATTCTTTCGCAGGCACCAAACGGCTGGCAAACGTCGTTTGAGTTCCGCGAAATGCTCACCGCTCACTGCCTGCTCTACGGCAACGCCTATGCCGAGATCCGTAGCGGTTCCGCCGGGGCTGTAACTGAGCTTTGGCCGCTGCACCCGTCACGAATGAAGGTGACGCAGCTGGAGGACGGCACGTTGCGGTATTGCTACCGCGAGCAGAACGGCACCGAGTCGTACTACCGGCAAGATCAGATTTTCCACCTGCGGTGGCTGAGCCAGGACGGCGTGACAGGCATGCTGCCCATCACGCTCTCGCGTGACGCCATCGCCCTGGCCCAAGCCCTTGAGGCTCACGGTGGCAGCTACTTCGGCAACGCTTGCAGGCTGTCGGGGCTCATGGAGTCCGACAACCCGATAACGGTTGAGACTGCCGAGCGTTTGCGTGAGCAGTTTGAGAGAATTCACAGGGGCGCTGACCGGGCTCATAGAACGGCCGTGCTGCCGCAAGGCGTGCATTGGAAAGACGTGCAGGGCACAAACGAAGCAAGCCAATTCCTTGAATCTCGGGCGTACCAGACGGTTGAGATTTGCCGGGCGTACCGAGTGGACCCGTCGTACGTGCAAGACAAGACCAAAGTGGGCTACGCGAGTCAGGAACAAGCGGCCATAGATCTGGTGCAACAGACGTTATTGCCGTGGTTCCGCCGTTGGGAATCCGCCATCACCCGCGATTTGGTGACGCAGGATGATGTGTACTTCGCTGAGTTTGATACCCGTGGCCTGCTGCGTGGCGACTTGGCCGCCCAAGGTGCATGGCTGCAAACGATGCTGACCACGGGCATCTACTCGGTCAACGAGTGCCGCGAGGTGCTCAACATGAACCCGATTGGCCCCGAGGGCGATCAGCGGTACATGCAGATGAACCTGACCACGATGCAGGGCATCGCTGCCGATGCCAACGTGGGTAATGCTGGCGAGCCCGCCCCAGCCGACAATCTGCCCGTTTCGTACACCGACGAACTACTCAACGGCACGACGCCGCCGGAAGGTGCCGTTAAGCCTGTCGGCCCGATGCCACGTTCGCGCAAGCCACGCAAGAAGAAGTGAGCCACATGGACAACCTTGAACGCCGTTCCGTTGCCTTGCCGCTGACGATCGAAACCCGAGACGCCGGCAAGGCGTACATCGGTGGCTATGCCGCCAAGTACAACGTCCGCAGCACGATGCTGGGCACGTTCCGCGAGCAGATCATGCCGGGCGCGTTTACCCGTGCCCTCAAAGAACAACCGCACCCCGTCGTTGCCCTGTGGAACCACGACCCCAACTACGTGCTGGGCTCAACTCGCAGCGGCACGCTGGCGGTGGACACCGATGACGAGGGCATGCGGTACAGCGTCGAGGTGCCCGACACGCAGCTGGGGCGGGATCTTTCCACGCTCATTGCTCGTGGCGACGTGTGGGGCTCGAGCTTCGCGTTCGTCATTGGCGAGGAATCGTGGGACAAGGACGAAGACGGCACGGCCCTGCGTAGCGTGATTTCTGTGGAAGGCGTCTACGACGTGTCCCCAGTACTGACGCCAGCGTATGAGCAGGCCACCACTGGCGTAGCGGTTCGCAGCTATGAGCGGTTCTTGCAATCGCACCGACCGGCACTGAAGCTGCCGGCTCTTCGACGGGACGCGAAGACCGAAAAGCAGATTCGCAGGTTCTTGAGGCAGCATGGTTACAAAGTCGGGTGATGTTTGCAGCCACTGCCGCTCTGCACGTCTTGGCGTGTATGCGTCCGTGGAAAAGGCCAACGTCTGCACTCGGTACCTGCGGTGCCCGAACTGTCGGCACACCGCCAAGCAATGCGTGAAATCGTGCGAAATTCGCCGGCGCTCGTTACCTAACTAGGTAACTATTTAACGCACGCAATCTGCAAGGACTGCCAGGCCCGGCTCTACCGTGCGGATAGGTCATTACCTACCGCACACAGGAGCCACGCACATGGCCGCCAGCAAAGTCAAGGAACTTCTCGACGAACTCGCCGCCACTCTCGCTGAGCTCGGCATGCTCGACGAAGAGGGCGCTGCGGAAGAGGCTGGCGAGAACACGGACGGCACGCCAGTTGACGGCGAGCGATCCGCCGTTGAGGCCGTTGAGGCCCGGCAGGCGAAGTACGACTCGCTGCTCGCGAAGGCCGAGCGGATCAAGGCCGCCATTGCCAAGGCTGAAGCGGCTGAGGCCCGCAAGGCTGAACTGCTCAAGGTTCTGCACCGCGCTGCACCCGTGGAGACAACCGACGTGAAGACTCGCATTGAGCCCGTTTCGTACCGTGGCTACAAGCCCGGCGTTTTTGAGTCGCCCGAAATGGCTCACCGCTGCGGCCAGTGGCTGAAGTCGCTGAACGGCGACACTCGCGCCCAGCAGTGGTGCTCTGACAACCTTGGGATTGAGACTCGTGACCTTGGAGGCCAGGTGAACAGCCTCGGCGGCGCGCTGGTTTTTGACGATTTCAGCAACACGCTGATTCGTCTTGTTGAAACCTTCGGCGTGTCAATGAATCTCGCCCAGCGGATCACGACGCAATCCGATACCCTGCTCGTGCCTCGTAGGCTGTCCGGGATCACTTCGTATTGGTTGGGAGAGAACAGCACGATCACCACGTCGGACCCAACGGCAACGATGGTGCAGCTGGTTCTTCAAAAGATTGCTGCCGCCACTCGCGTCAGCAATGAGCTCCTGGCCGACAATGCCATTTCGGTTGCACAGTGGCTTGTCCAAGAGTACGGCACTAGCTTCAGTGCTGCCATTGACGATGCCTTTTTCAACGGCACCGGCACCAGTGCTTACGGTGGCATCCGTGGCCTGTCGCAGATTGATGACGGCACGCACACCGCGTCGATTCAGTCGGCCGCTGCGGGTAACACCAGTATCGCGGCCTTGGACATTGACGACTATGTGGCCGCCCTTGGCAAGGTTCCGCGCTACGCGCTCGGAACCAGTGCTTGGTACGTTCATCCGCAGGTGTATCACAACAGCATGCAGCGCATGATGCTGTCGAGCGGCACTGCTGGCAGCGGCACCATCGGTGCTCTGTCGGGCGGCAACACGGCGGCGAACCTCGCCCAAGGAACGCCTAACACGTTCCTTGGCCTGCCGGTCGTGTGGGTTCTTAAGATGAGTGCGGCCCCAACCACTGGCACCATTGCTGCCTACGTTGGCGACATATCCATGTCTTCCATCATGGCGACTAAGGGCGACATGCAGATTGCGTCGAGCACCGACCGCTACTTTGAAGCCGACCAGACCGCGTGGAGGGCTGTGATGAGAGTTGCGGCTGTTCACCACAGTCTTGGATCGACCACCGAAGCTGGCCCGGTCGTGGCTCTCAAGCTCGCCTGAACCTGACTCACCCTTCCCAGGAGTACCTGACAGATGAATCACGCATCCGGTGCCAAGAGCATTGCCCGTGTCACGACTAGCGTGGCGTCCAATGCAACGTTTACGCACGAAATCGACACGTTGGGCTACAAGTTCGCCAGCGTGGACGTGATCTTCAGCCCGTACACGGCCTCCAGCGTCTCGCTGGCAAGCGTGCTCAAGGTTGGAGAGTCGGACACGGCAAGCCAAGGGACGGCGGCCACGAACATCACGGGCCTCGTCGGTGGCACTGATTTCACGATTGCTGCGACTGGTGCCAGCACCGGCGCGAACGTCGGCGGCATTGCCCGCTTCAACGTTGACCTGCGAGGCCGCAAGCGCTACCTCACGGTCATCGTGAGCCCCTCCACCACGGTGGCGGTTATCAGTGCGGCTCGGCTGAGCAAGGGCGAGAGCCACGCCGTGACTGTGACCGATGCCAACGTTAACAACGTCGCCAGCGTCTGACGCTGGACACGCATAGTAAAACGCCCAAGAGCGGGCGGCTGGGTTCGCCCGGCCGCCCGTTTGGCGTTTACCAAGGAAGAAACACTCGTGAAGTTTCGCGTCGGAAATATTGAGCACGATCTGCGAGTTGAAGCGGCGTTTTCTGTGCCCCGCTTAGGCTTTCAAGACAACTTCTTTTGCACGATGCAGTCGCTGCTGCCGCTGAACATTCGCCCGACAAAATTCACCGGGGCATTTTGGGAACAATGTTTGGATCGCGTCCTTCTAGACATGATTGAACGCACCGACTGGGTGCTGGTGGTGGACTTCGACAGCGTCTACGAGGCCGACACCATCCAGCGGCTGATGACGGCGGCCCTGATCAGCGGGTACGACGCCGTGGCCCCGCTGCAGACGAAGCGTGACGAGGGCGTGCCTATGTTCACGCCCGAAGGCCACGACGGCACCATTGGCACGGTGCAGTTGGCGAACTCGTGGTTTGAGGCGGTGATTCAACCTGTTGAAACCGCCCATTTCGGTTGCACGCTCATACGTTCGTCAGCACTGAAGCGGACAGCAACGCCTTGGTTTCTTGGCACGCCCCGGCCGGATGGGCACTGGGGTGACGCCCCTGCCGGCGAAACGACAAGGACCGACCCAGATATTCACTTCTGGCGTCAGTTCAAGGCCGCCGGCAACACGCTTGGCATCGCCCCGCAGGTGGCCATTGGCCACGCGGAACTCAAGTTCACTTGGCCGGGCCGAGACCTCAAGCCCGTCTATCAGTCGCCATCGGACTACTGGAACAAGGGAGGCCGCAGGCCGCCCGAGGCGTGGGGCAGCATTGAGCACGGAGAAATAAACGCATGAGAGATGACCAAGCCCGGATTCGGTTCGTGCGGCCCTACCAAGCGTACAGGCGCGGTGACGTGATCGTGATGGACAAGGGGCCAGCCAAGAGCCTTGTGCTGCACGGGTACGCAGTCCAGCACGTTGAGGAGCTGCCCCTGCTCGAGGTGGCGACCGTTGAGCACCGCGACGTGGAAACCGCCGACGCACCGCGTAGGAGAAAGCGCCGATGAGATACCGAAGTCTCGTCCGAAACGAAGACGGCGGCACTGAGCCGGTGACGCTTGCTCAAGCGAAACTGCACCTTCGCATTGACAACAACGACGATGACGATCTGATTGCCGCTTTGATCACGACGGCCCGCCGATGGGCAGAGGACTATTGCGACCGCACTTTTGTTGTGTCGCAATACACGATGTCGCTTGATTCTTTTTACGGGGCCATTGGCTCGCCGGTGCAGTTTGGCTTGAAAGCGGACGGCAACAACATTGAGGGCCGCCAAGGCACTGTGCCGCAGTTGGACATTGAGTTGCCACGCCCGCCTTTGGCTGGAGACCCTGACGGGTTTGGAATAACTGTCACGTACATTCCAACTGCTGGTGGCTCGCGTATTGAGTTGTCGGGTGCGGAATACCGCATTGATTACAACTCCACGCCGGGCGTTATTCGTCCGTTGTACGGAAAGACGTGGCCTAGCCATCTGGTAGACCAGAACAGCGTAGTGGTGACGTATTACGCCGGTCCTGTCGGCTACTGGCAAAACGACAATGTTGGCGGGCTAAACATGGCCGCCGTGGCTGCCGCCATCAAAATGATTGTCAGCCACCTGTGGAGCAACCGCGATGCGTCAACCGAAACGGCACTTTCTGAGGTGCCGTTTGGCGTCAAGGCGATGCTCGACACCCTGCGTTGGGGCAGCTACCGATGACGCTCCGCGCCGGCGACATGTGGACTCGCGTGACGATTCAGCAGGCCACCACAACGAAAAACGAGGTTGGCGAGCCAACGCTGACGTGGAGCACGTTTGCCACAGTGTGGGCGTCTGTCGATTCGTTATCTGCCCGCGAGACTGAGCGTTTTGCCGAGACGGTGGGTTTCATGACGCACCGCGTGAAGATCCGCTACCTAGACGGGCTGACGAGTGCCATGCGGATTCAGTACCGCAACCGCACGCTAGAGATTGGGCAGGTGCTGGAGCGGGACAGGCTGTGGAATCAAGAAATCATTTGCACGGAGAAGCGTGATTCATGAGCCTTCCCGAAGCACCAGAAGCGTTTGTGTACGCCAGGCTGACGAGCCAGACGGCCGTCTCTTCGCTCATTGGCTCGCGGGTGTATCCGCTCATTGCACCGCAGGGCACGCCGCTACCGCTCGTCGTGTACCAGCGAACTGCGGTGGATCGCCCCCAGTCGCTCGCCGGCAACGTCGGCAACCCCGTGGTGACGCTGCAGCTGACTACCTACGGCACGTCGTACACGTCGGTGAAGTCGATTGCTCGAGCGGTACGCCTGGCGGTGGACGGGTGGACGGGCACGACGGCCGGGGTGACGATCCAGCGGAGCACGCTACAGACTGAGGCCGATGGCGTGGACTTGCCTGCCGATGACCAGATGCTGCCGTACTACTCAGTGGTGCAGACTTTTGACTTCCGAATCAATGAGGCGACGTGATGGCCGTTTCGTACAAAAAGGCGGCAATCAAAATCACTGGGCCGGATTTGTTTGAGCTTCGCCGGGCGTTCAAGCAACTGCCCACAAACATTGCCGCCCGCGTTATTGGTGCTGGCTTGCGGCGTGCCGCAAAGCCTGGCGAAACAGCCTTGAAGCAGATCACGCCAAAAGGCCCAACTGGGAATCTGCGGCGATCCATCAAGACTATGGTGAAAAGGTATCCCCGCGACGGTGCAGCCGTTGCTGTGGTTGGGTACGTCAAAGCAGGCACGGGGAAAAGCAAGTCAGCAGGCGGTGGCAAAGTGATGAAAGGCCCAGACAGGGCTTTTCACCAGTTCTGGATTGAGTTTGGGACTGCTGAGCGATACTCAAAAATGAAATCCGCGAGGGGCGGATATGTCGCTAGTTCCTACAAGAAGCTTGGCCCGTTTGTTCTTAAGGGCGGCGAGAAGGTGAAAACGTCTCCTGCGTATCCAAAAGCGTTCTTTAAGAAAAGCGCAACGCCCGTTTACTTGCGTTCCACTGGGGCTCAGCATCCAATTGAGACCGCCTTCCGCATGAGCAGGAACGCCATTGCCGCAAACCTGACTGGCGAAATGCGAAAAGCCCTAGAGAACGGGCTGAAAATACTTGAAGACCAAGCCCGTCGTGCTGCTTAGATGAACGATCTGGCCAAGCACCTCTAACTGCAAGGGTTGCCACGTCGTGGCCTAGTTTTGGGGTAGGGCTTTGCCGCCCGCAACTCACTAGGAGAGGCCACAATGCCAGCCGATTCGCAGGGCAGCAACTTCGTCTTTGCCGGTTCCACCTACACCGTCACCAGCGTCAGCGTTACGCCCGGCGGCGATCTGCTGGACTTCACGCATCTAGGCGTTGCCAGCGGCAAGAATCGTCTGTACCAGACGCCTGCTCTGCGAGATGACGAGATCAGCATTGAGTGCTTTGCGGCCACCAACTCGACGGTGACGATCGGAAGCAGTGGCACGCTGAACTTCGCCGGTTTCACGGGATACACCGCCACCGTTTCGTCTGTCAGCGTGGCCTACGCCGTTGGCGAGCTCGTCAAGACCAGCTACACCTTCAAGGTTCAGGCGTCGTAACGACGGGAGGCCGTCGTGGCGAATGTCTCGCAAGGCGCAACCGTTACCTGGAAGGGGCCACCGGGTACCACAAGCTCTGCGCTCTCTGAAGTCGTTTCTATCTCCGTGGACGGCGTGTCTTCGGATGTCGTGGAGATCACGCCCAAGTCGTACAAGTTTCGAG